TCAACTTCTTGATTCATTCTTCAACTCCGAAATTTCGTTTAATGTCATCTCCGCAATCTTTATACCCGTATCCAAAATGAGTATCAATCCCACCAGCAGCACGGCTATGGCCATAACAAACTTCAGCACACTCCCTGATAATCAACTCAGCAAACTTTTCAACACTCTCAAGTATTTTTAACCCACCACGACCGTCATCAGATCCATTCCATTGTTGAGATTCTTCCCACAGTTGTTTAGTTCGTTCGTTCATTACTTAACTCCAAAATTTTTCTTAATCTCTTGAATAGGATGTAGGTATTCTTCACCGGGTCTGCCCATTCTAACAGTATATGGAGCAATAATATCAATACATTCCTGCACAATCAACTCGGCGAACTTTGCCATGACAGTTGAGTCCAAGGTATCACTTGGATGATACATATACACCGCATCACCCCACACCGCAATACCAGCTTGTTCTGCAAGTTCCAGAATTCGTTCATTCATTCACTTTCCCCTCTATGTGCTGCACATGCAGTTTTAATCCACCCGCCTTGAGTTTGCGTACCTGGTAAGCCGCATTCTTCACACGTAACTCCACTCATACTTTCTGCCATAGTAACCATACCGTCAATATAGTCATCTCCGCCGGTGTAGTAGAATCGTAATGTACCAAACTTCTCTTTAACTTGATCTAGTGTTACTTGTGGAATAGCCTTTGGAACTTCACGTAAAGGATTCTTAATCATTTCCTCGCACTGTTTACGAATATAGTCTGCACTGATTGTTGACCTGTCTGCATACTCTTTGGCAACCAAATCAGCAAACAATTCTGCATTACCACTCTTACCAGCTTGTGCCATCTCGTTATATTTGACAGCCCAGTTATGCTGTTTTTCTTTCCAATCAATGTGATGCTGAATATTACCCATCAATTGATTTAGAATATTGAACCAACCATCACCGCATTCAAAGCCCCAACACATACAAGTTTCCATCATGGACTTTTCTCGGTTGACCATCATCTTTGGATACCGCTGGCACAATAGTTCATCTAATTTTTCGTTCATATTGGTTACTCGTAAGCTAAGGAATAGGGGTTTCTAGTTGGTTCATTTTTCAAGATCAACCACATTTCTTCTTTAGAAGAATAGATCAAGTTAGATTGTTCCAAAATAGTTCTACGCTGGTCATCACCTAATTCAAGCCAATACTTAACAGCAGCATGACTGCCCCAGGCATGACCGGGCATGACATTACCGATCCAAACTGCTAGACGTTTCAGTGTATCTATTCTATTGCCCGGATGGCTTGACGCCATAGCACTCACAAAGTCATTAGCCAATACTGCACTGTAAAAACTGCCCGGATCCCAGCCATTGATCAAATAATCAGATATGTTCTTGCTATATTCCTGGTCAACATCCCATAGTGAGAAAGAATTCAGTAGACGGTTTTTACTGTGCGCTGAAAGTATCATTCTTCAACTCCGAAATGTTGTTTAACACTATCTCTAATTCGGTGCATAGCATCAATCTCATTATACTCAAGTTCAGTATCATATATGACCTTAGCACATTCTTTCACAATCTTCTCAGCAAACCGTTCAGCAAATTTCTGCAGGTCTTGCATGTCCATTGTGGACCAGGTGCCGGCAAATTTCTCATCCAGCGTCTGGCCCATCAGTGCTTTAATTTGGTTGTTCATCATGCTCTACTTTGGTAAAAGGATTAAGAGTCTATTATATCACAAAACTATTTATTGTCAAGCCTTAAGAATGTTAACAATACGCTGATGGATTATATCCATTTCAGACTGCTCAACATAGAAATCCGTAGTAGGATCATAGTACTGTCCTTCTATGTTGTCATAATACAACACACGACCAGAGAAGTTGAATGGACCTTCTAAGCCTTTACGCGGACCATACTTGGTACGCATTTCATCCATCTGATACTTGTCTGCGACAACTTTGTAACCCATTTGAAACTCCTGTTGTTGACTGAATAAGACTCTATTATAACAGGTTTTTGATTTAATGTCAAGCATTAAAAAACCCGCCGAAGCGGGTTAAAGGTTGACTGTAGTAAAATTAGGCTTTGTTTTTATCAAATGACCAAAATAGAACTCCTAAGGCGACCAAGCCTACTAAGCCTTGGCTACCAAGTGCGGCTACGAATTTTATAACATTAGCAAGAATGTCTATACCTAGAAAAGGTACGGCTGCACCAAATATAAGTTGTAACACTACTCCCATAGCCAGTAATTTAATACCTAGGTCTACGATTTGGCTAATGCCACTGCTTGCTGTTGAAAATAGTTTATTCATAATTTCCATATTTTTTGTTCCTTTCACAAACTAATATTTATCCACATAACAACTATAGTAAAGTCTATCTTGATTACTCAATAACGTATAACATTTATAATAATTTCCACTTTAATGGTTTAAAATATTGAAAATCATCTTGATTTGCCAATGAAAAAAACGCCTGAATTGATAATATCTCTTTACTGAACTCTTTGTCCCAAATATGTTGCAATGCGTTATCGTGTCCAATTGCAATTAAGTGCAAAAAATCTTGTTCATCTTTTAACCAATATTCATGTATTTTTACTTTTTTTACCGACCTAGTTAAATATTTGATGGGAATTAATGTTTTAGTAATTGCAATATTAGTTGCCCCAAATACTGATTTAATTGGCATATGCATCTTTACCCCTTGTTTAATGTGATCAAGTGAAATATCATATTCATAAAATTCAGGCAATCTGTATATCATTGGTAAATCAGATTCGTTAAATGTCGTACCTGGTCCGTTAATATAAATTGACAAGTCTGCTCTAAACTTAGATAGTTTCCTATTATCCAATAAACGTAACTTAATTAATTTTTGTTGATAATAAATTCTAATAGACTCTGCTAACGTTAAGTCTTCAGGAGTTACAGCATCAAACAATGATTCATCTAACAATGACGATATAGTCTGATATACCTCATTACTGTCTCGTAAACGTTTCCATGCCACACTAATTGCCAGCATATCAACAGTTGATGATAGCCCAGATAAGTGAGTAATATGTTTGTTCCGAGGAACTTTTAAATTTAAATCGTCCTGCCAAGTTAACCCAATATTCGATCCACTACCTGTTAGTGTAATGCTTTGTGATTTTGGGAAGTTAGGATAACCAGTAGTAGTCAATATTTTATTGCTATTGCCTACTGCCATTGTTGTCTGAGCGGCATGAAGGCCGCGGTGAATAGTTGTTATATTTGACATAAATTATCCAATTGAAATATCTTCCATTCCAGCAGTTCGTAAACGAACCACATGACCTAACATGAAATTTTTTGACTCTAACCCTTTTATTATTCCTAAATATTTATTTCTAAGTAAAGCCACTTCGTTGATTAGAGTTTCAAAGTTTATAACTTCTTCTTCACCGTCAACATATTTTTCAGCATCACGACTAGTTAAGGCACGTTGATATGCCTCTAAATATTTTTGAAAATGAGTCCTACGTATTTTTCGTAATTTTATATTTAATAGATTTAATACGGCTTCAATTTCCTGAAGTTGATTAAATCTATGTTCAGTAATACCCGGTAATGCTGCAACGTTTTTTTCAATATTGCCATTGATTTTAACATCGTACTTGCCTAATAACAATTCTGATTCATATGCAGCAATGAAGTCTGGGATTTCTGCCAAATCTGAACTGACACGAGTGTACCAAGTCATTTAATTCCATTCATCCATGTCTTCATCAGTGTCTTCTTCATAGTCTTCTTCTTGATCATGTTGTTCAGCATAATATTTTAATGCACCAATAATATCTTTATCTCCCTTAAAGGATTCTTTAATATCATCAGCTTCATAATTATTATCAATTAATAAATTAATTAAAGAATCCGCTGCTTCTGACCTATCATGTAAATCTACATGGCTACGTAAGGTATCCCATACTTCCGCTACAAAATCTAAATTCATTCTGTACTCTCTTCCTCAGGTGTTACATTACTTATCACTTTTTTAGTTTTTCCAGTATATTCTAGCATGACTTTATCTAGGATCCCGTCTTTGTTTGCTTCCCATCCCTTGCGAAATGATTTAAGAATTTCACCATCTTCAGTAGTGTATACTAAACTGTTACCTTCTTTCTTCAAGTCTCCTGATTTCTCAAACATATCAGTTAATCCACTATAAGGACTCATCCCTGTTTCATATGGAATCTTAACTTGAATAGTTTCAAACGGTTTTGCATAGCGAGTTTTCATAATCTTACAAGCAGCGCGGATACCATTTACTTCAGGAACCTTGTTACCATCTGCATCTTCTTTGAGTTTGAGTTTTTTCATAGCAACCACAATTGAACTTGCGTACACAAATCCTTGACCGCCGGAGATTTTATCATCTGGATCAAACATATCTTGACTTGCGTATGTGTGATTCGTGGCAACCAATCCTACGTTGTGACTACCTAACATATTAACACAGTTGCGAACAAGTGCTGTTAGTGCTTTAGGCTTACGACCCATGTCACCTTTCATGTCACCTGCTTCAAACTGATTAACGTCAGTTGGAGTCAATAGCATACCAAGACTATCAATAATAAACAATACTTTTGGCTTGTCTGTTTCCGGGAGTGCTTTATATGACTTCATAAATTCTGATATAGTTTTGCCCACATCATCAATCATAGCCATATTAAGTTTAAGCAATTTAGTTTCGCTTGTATCTACTCCTAATGCGTGTAGCCATTTTTCATCTAATGCGTTTTCGCTATCAATTAAGACAACGTAGATTCCTTGTTGCTGTGCGTGCCTAACAAGATTTCCAGAGCAGATAAATGATTTTCCTGATCCAGACTCTCCGGCAAAAACAGTAACCTTACCAAGAGGTACACCTTTGTTAAAGTCACCTGATATCAAATAGTTTAATCCAAAGTTGCCAGTTGAAACCCAATCCGTTGGGTCATTGTATCCTATTGAAAGTCCTTCAATACTTTTAGTAATTTCTTTCCTAAATTTTGATATGTCAAACGGTTTAGCCATATATGTTCCTTCATTTATAATTTGTATTATATATACTAGTTGGCTGTTTGTCAAGCATATCGGGACATTTTTCAGCCATAGTATCTATATCCCAATCACTTGGGTAATGTCTAAGTACGCCTCTAGCCCGGTCTCTAACCATACTAGGTACTCTGGGAGTTCTACCTGGGTCGCATAATTCTTCTAATAATTTTTTACCGTGTTTAAGGGCCTTATAACGCTCATCAGGCATTGTCATTGTTATTCTCCTATAGGATAACCTGAGCGTACGGAGATTAATCCGCAGAGGCCCAAGCCGTATTTTACTTAAGCAGGTTTTGTCTGTCTAGCACGAATCATTGCTAGAATATCACTTGCTTTGTCACCGGATACTGCTGTTTTAGGCAGTACAATTGGAGTTGCTTCTTCCCAGGGTTCAGGTGTTTCTGAGGGTGTTGATTTAATATCAGCAATAATTTTAGTTACTGCATTCTCAGTAGTTGCTCCGCCCGGGGCATCCAAGCCCCATGGACGATAATATGACCCCCATCGTTCCAAGTCATATGGTTTACCATCTACTGATGCCTCAAACATTTCCTTGATGATTTTCAATTCAGCATCATTTGGTTTCTTAGGTAAGAAATA